TGGGAGTGCGTGATCTTATCAATCGTGCTCAGTTGACACTGCAAACACTCACAGTCAACGTCACTGCTGGTCGATACCTTGTGCAAGGTATTTTGAATCCCAATAACATTGATTCAGCCAACACCACATGGTCAGGCCTGAACAATGCTGGTGGTGGATATCAACCCAGCTTCTCCCAATTTGCTGTGGCACCTCGATACACAAGTGAATCAACAGGCGGCGTACAGGCTGCACCATTAAACACCACAGGTGGTTTTTCAAGATCAGGAACCATGGTAAGTGCAGGTACTGTTAAAACTTACGCCAACTTGACTCCTGTGGTGGTATCAAGTTCAGGATCAGGCGCCAATTTGACTGTGCAGTTGTCAGCATTGAAAACTACCTATTCAACCACTACCACCAGTATCAGTGTGCAAAATCCTGGAACAGGATACGCTGTGGGTGACACATTGAAAATTCTTGGCAACATACTTGGTGGTAGTACACCTGCAAATGACCTAGCATTGACTGTGCAAGCGGTATCTGCAGACGTTACTGGAGGTGAACGACTGTTTGCCATACCAATTCAAGCCACAGGTACAAACAATTTGGATTTGAGAAACATCAAACAAATTGGGCAAAGTGCTATTCCTGGGACAGGAACATTTCCCAATGGTCCAGAAGTACTGGCTGTTGTAATCACAGCATTGAGTACTTCTAGTTCACCAGTGGGCGAGATTCAATTGAGTTTTGAAGAAAGTCAGGCCTAACCAGGCACAGCAAGATAGCGTTCTACAGTGTCTATCTTGCTTTGTACTGTTTCAATGTTCACAGTTGACCACAGGCCAGGATGCATGGGTCTAGGCCATTGACCGCGATCAATCCAGGCATAGCCCATGTGTTCGTGATTGAGTATTGGCATAAACTCATCAGTCACAACACACACCCAAGTATTGTATTCAAATTGTCCATCCGCTGATGTGAATTTTTCTAGTGGAACCAGTCGTTGATACTCGGGCATGGCACCCAGTTCTTCTATGCACTCACGTTCCATGGCACCCAGCAATGTTTCACCTGACTCTACCTTGCCACCAGGCAGTCCCCAGGTGCCAGGATGTCTGGTGTCATTGCGTAGCAAATAAAGATATCGCCCGGTGGCACTGCTCCGGAACCAAACTCCCACGGCTTTCAAATCACCAATCTCCAGGTACCGCCAGGATACACACCTTGATAGCTTTTTACCCATGAATCACCGGTCCAACGGTACTGCAATCCAGTGGTGATGTTGGTGACGTACTGTTCAGCAGGTTGAGCAGCAGCCAAAAACACCACTCTCCAATAATTGTTGCTGTATTCGATGATGTCATTGGCCTGGGCCACAAGTGGTCTACCATTGGCGCCAAGCCAGGCCTCTGCTGAATTTGAATTAATAGTTGATCCAGTATCTTCAGTCAGCAAATATCGTTGTCCTTGTATGGCTGAGTCTAGGCCATTTTGTGGACCACTGGCCAAGGGGTTGATTATGGCATCTATAGGGCTCAAAGTATTTTGAGGCACAGTGTCAACATCAACATCAAACAACATGAATCTATCATCATTGGGGTCATATGCCACTGTACCAATTACTTCAGTACCATCTAACTGTACCAGTCGTATTTGGCTGATACCTGGTCGTAATGATCCATACATGTTGACCACAGCTGGCCACAACAAGTTTGAATCAGGCACAATTTCTACATCACTAAGTGAATCGTTACTGGGTTCTTCGGCTAGATATTTTTGTTGTAAGCACTGCAATTTGTTGCCAATCAGCACCGCAGCATAATTGAACGGTGTGATGACTTGTCTGGTGCCCAGCAACAAATCATTATTGGTGACAGCATCATTAAAATCTCCCTTGGCGTCGTATACTGATGCAATCACCCGTTCTACCACACCCAGTTTCTTGACCTTGGCTGGCGAAGATATCCAAATGGGCATGGTAAAAGTCAGTGTGGCAATGTCAATGGGATTATCTGTGCCAATGGGCACAGTACGGCTGCTCCATACTGTGCGATCCAGGTACATCACACTCAGACTGGTCCAGTCAATGAAGTTGTCTGTGCTTTGAATTTCCAAACTGGGATTAAACAGCGTTAAAATTTGCTCTAAAATTTGCAACTTTTGATTGGTGTTGCTAGTCCAAATGTCTAGATTTATTGTGAGTTTAAACGGCACAGGCATGAGTCGTTCCACGGTAAACGCATTGCCTTGTGTGGTTTCGTATGTTTCTGTTGCGGGATCATATGTGCGTTGACGCACATTTATTCTGTCAACAAAGTAAGGGTCTTGCATGCGGACTTGTTCGTAGTCCAAGCCAGTTATATAAAAGGTCATCAGCGGAGTAGATGGCAAACTGTTGCGGCTGTTTTCTTGAATAATGGTTTGTGCATTACGAGTGGCATCGCCGTAACGCACAGGCACACGTATCAATGCGGCAGCGTTTACACCGTCGTTTTCGTTGGCGTATTCAACTTGGAAGCCTGAAAAGACTCTTGTGAACTGCAACAAGAATCTGCGTATTTGTTCGTCATAAAAGAACTGTTGCATGTGATTACCTGGTTATGGATTGGGTGGCAAAAACCCACCTTGATCACCGTTGTCTGCTCGGGGTCTCAGTATCTCACTCAAACTCTGGCGACTTGGTATGTTGCCCAAGTCTTTGGTATTGACTGTGGCAGTGTTATTTACAAATCCACTGCGCAGGGTCTGATTATTTGGTCCATTGTTGAGATCAGTGCGAACCTTCTCATCAATCTTGACCCAAAGTTTGCCATCGTAACGAAACAGTCGATTGGGCTTGTAATCCAGTCTCAATACATAATCTCCTGCCACAGGGTTTGGCGGGAAATTCACTGCTGGAGTAACAGGCAATCCATTGGGTGCAACACCACTACCGGTCAAATATCCAGCGGTGTATCCTTCAGTCTTGGGAGTGACATCCATGCCACCTTGTGTGCCATCCACAGTGGTGCTGCTGTCTGTAGTAAGTCCAGCAGGATTAGCTGGTTGCCCATTTTCTGTAGGCACAATGTAAAATGTGCCAGTATCGTAACCACTAAGTGGAACTTCAGCATCGGCTTGAATTAATATAGCATCATTGATTTCAAGGTCCTTGTTGCGAGTACCCTGGACGTCACTGATAGTAGCAGGATCGTACGGCGCCCAAAACTCAGTGTTGGTAATGTCGGTTCCAGCAGGCGTGTTCTTTTGAGCTTGAAAATAGTTGTTGCCTTGATTGACAACGGTACCTGTGGGGTAAAAATTGCCTGGATCCCAGATGTTTTCTTGTACAAAAGGCTTGTTGGTAATGGTGTTGAATTCCTGTTGATCCTTCATTGGTGTGCATTTCACCCGCCACAGGTGAGGCAACCAAGTTACTGAGAAACCTTCACTGGCATAGTCAGCATCTTGAATAACATAGTATCTGGGTAGGGCTCTGGGAATGGCCTGATTCAAGGGATGATAGTCTTTTAAATTGGGAATCTCAATAACATCACCGTTCATTAACTTGCGCCCAAAGGCGTCAATCATGTCATTGTAGTGAAACGTCATGAATATGGTGTCGTTGTTGAGGAACAACCCAAATTGTGTTAAATCAAAGTCTACGTCCTGGGTGTTGTACACACCGCGCATGACATACACGTCAGGATCATAAATTCTATCACGGTTTTCCAACAACAGCAAGTCTTGAATGTTGAGCACATCCACAGTATCATAAGTGGGCTGTGTGGCGTCAAAATTGCCTGACAGTGCAGAATCTTGGCCACCAGCTTGTGGGCCCATGTATTTGTGGACATAGATGTCCAGTCCGCCCACAGTGTACATTTCACTGATGGTGCGGTCCAGGAATTGATAATCTCTGGTGCGATTTGGGCGGTATAGGGATAAGCGTGGCATCCTATATTTATAGTACTTTGGGTTTACCTTTCAGAGGGTTGACCAGATATTCCCAAAATGCTATAATACGGACTTAACAACACAAAGGAGCCAAAGATGAGTGATTTAGTTACCGATTTGCACAGTGAGATGATCAACAGTGTAGCCCCAAATTACAGTATCAATTATGAAGCAGAGGCTCTTGCCAGTTTTGAAGCCACCGGTGATGACTTGATGGAAGCACTAGAGACTCGTGCTACAGACTTTATTGCAGAGACAACTGGGGCAGATGTGCGCGAGGACTTGGGCGGGCTCACAGTGTTTTTCCGTGGTAATACTTTGGTTGCATTTTATGATTACGAGCAATT